AAAAATGTGCCAGGGAAAGCCGTAGGCGCGTACGCTTGCGCGCATGGGGAGGCGCTTCTTTCGAGTCGCTCGAAGACGAATCGGACGCCGACCCGGAAACCGACCCGGAAACAGAACCCGAAACCGAGCCGGAAACCGAGCCGGAAACAGAACCCGAAACCGAGCCGGAAACCGAGCCGGAGACGCTGCCAGAGGGGGAATCCGACACGCTCATAGATAGGTCGAATGCATCCCCGTCATCATCAGTCATTGTCGCCGCAAGTGCTTCTTTCAGCCAATCATCAATAGCCGATTGAAACTGTGTCATACACGTATCCACGTTTGTCTTGCATGTTGCATCATCCGTGCTTCCTGACACCTGTTCCATAATAGAGGTCATCAGTGCCGTCATGAGATCATACAGGTCATCGAGAACGTCGGAGGCGCTGCGGTCATTAAGAACAGCCGTAAAAAGCCTGGGTGTTGGAGTAATTGGGGTAGCCGGAGCGAGCGCCAGGTCTTTCTTACTCTTTTTCTTCATAGTAGACTCTTTCCGCTTTTTTTTCGTCGCCGCCCACGGTACAACGATAGTGTCGTCATTAAACTGTTTTGCCATCTTCCGGTAGTAACTGGCGATCTTGCTTTTCATTCCACCATCAGCACTTCCAAAATCACCACCGCCACGTGCACCTTGCATGACGCCAGCGCACGCCTGAATCCCTTTGGGCATTGCAACTGGAGAGCCATCGCGAATATAGCAAAAAGGCATCTTATACGAACCGGCAAGACTCGTATCGGCGCTGTCGTCTACATAAAAATGCACTGACTTCATCTTCCCGGTGTCGAGCGTATCGCCACTCGTTGCCCAGGTGACGATCTGATCGTGTGCTGAGCCGCCATCCCAGGCTTCGTCACGCCCACCAAGCGGCCATGAAGTTGAGCCGCATGCACTTTTCACGCCGGTGACACGGGTATCGGAGTTAGCAGGAAACGTCACAACAGAACCTTCCCACATACGGACTTCCAGTAAGTGGCGAATGTCTCCTTCGTATTTGTGCTTGATCGTGTCGTAGCCGAACGAGAGACCATCGAGGTAGCCCATTTTGAGGCCGGAGTAGGCTTGCGCACCGTGTGGAGTGTTGATGTCGAGTTGTGCCTGAATATAGAGACCCTTTGGCGTTTCTTTCATATCTATAATACCGCCGATTGGGTCTTTGGGGTCATGCTGCCATAAGAGAGGGAAGAGGTATTTGACATTCCGCCCGCGTGCGTCCTTGATCGTCTTCGTAAATGCACCGGGTTCAACAATATCTTTATACGTGTCTATATTCCCATAGACGCTTAAATAGCCTTCAAAAATACCCCGCTCATCATCAGACGTTTTCAACTCAACGAACTGGATGCTTTTCTGCTGCGGAGCCATGACTTCAGCGGATGGCATATGCTACTCCACTTCCGTGCGCACACGAAAAAACGCAACACATCACATTGCTTTTTGGAAATCATGCACATTTGATGAATTGCGTTTTAAGTGGAGTGAACGAATAGGCCCGCTTTCTAGTAGTATAGCAAACGATCTGCTAAATAGCAAGCCTATTCATTCGTTGTACGACGTATTCGTTGTATATCAGCAGCTGTTGTCACTTTCCCACGTCGAAATGGATAACCAGGAGGTGTGGGAAATAGGTCATTAAGTCGTGCTTCAATGTGTGAAAGCCAGACGTGATGAAGCAAACTAATACCTGCCTGGCACACGACAACACCAATAACTGCGAAAAGAACCAGCGACATCAACGTTTTGCCTGAAATGGTGGTTTCGCACCAGGAAATGGCTTTTTCGGTGGAGTTTCATCAGTAGATGGCGGTTTTTTTGCGAATGGATTTGGTTTTGCACCGGCAGCTGGTGGAACGTCCGCTTTTCTTCGTTTCATCGGAGACGTTCCTGGCCCGGTGACAGGTGCAGCTGTGCCGCCATCAGCAGCGGGTGACACTGGACTTTTTGGCGGTTTTGGTTTATTGATTGCAGGCGGAATGCCTGGCGCAACCGGCGGCTGATTCGGGCTCACGGGTACCGCGACATTCGCGGCAGGCGGTGTTTTGCGTGGCATAAAAAACTCCTTTTCTGGGATATATCCCCCTCTATCAAGTATATCATACAGCGGGCTGGTTCGTCCCGCCTTTTTCCGCCGAAAGCCGGGTAAGTGCCTGTTTTCCTGCATCCGACAATACACCGGCTAGATCGTCATGCTGAAATAGCGCGCGAATGCGTTCCTGCTCATCACGCGGAAGTGCAAAAAACGCAGGGACGTTCAATGCATGCGCTAATTGTCGTGAAAGAGCGACATCTATCATTTTTTTGGCCCTCCATCAACAGCAACCGCTGTGCGATTTAAAACAATATAAAAATTATTGTACTCGACACGAATAGCATCATACCCTTGTAATGCAGCCCAGGTACCCTGATCGTGAACTAAGTTATCGGCTCCTTTCAAAAGAGAACGCTGTGACTGGTTTTCTTCATTATCAAGCGCTATGCTCGTTGCTCTGGCCCATTGCTGATATCCAGAATCCGCATCTTGTAGGGAAATAACATTTGCATCTGGTGCAAGTGCCAAACGCAAAACTGCACCCATATCTCCATATGCAGCAGCACCTAACGATGCGTAACGTTGAGCAACTGCCGACATACCGTCCCCATAGGCTGTATAAGTTCCATTCCCAACAATGCCTTCGCCGGCAAAATACGCACCGGACTTAAATTGTTCGGCAAAGGTTTCCGATGATACCCCGCGCATTAACTCCGTCGCACCACCTTTTACATACGCATCAAAGGCTGCTGTATTCATAATAGTTGGTTTGCCGTCAAAGCCCTGCATGTGAAAAACGGCCGCCGTTCTGAGGTTTCCCGTCATATCGCCTACATATGCCTTGAGTCCTTTACCAAACGCTCCCTGTTGCGCTGCAAGTAAAACATCGGCATGGTCCTTTTTCAATACATCAACAGTAAGCTGAGCGGCATGTACTATCGCCACACTTTGCGGTTGTACTTCAGTCCCTCCGCTGCCAAAGCGTCCATGCTCGTCGTGAACATCATTGAACTTTTCTTCATCAGGGTAAAAGAGCGCGATAAACTGCTGGTATGGCGACAAATAGCGCTTCTCCTGTTTCCAATTGAATTTTACCGATAGGAGGTCTTCCGCCGTCAGTTTCCCTGTATACTGTGCCCAGGCGTTATCAGTTAAAATACTATCAAGTAGTTCAGGGTCGCTTGTTTTTCCTGTCTGTTGATCGTAAATACTGGCTTGCGGCAGACTGATAGTCTGCTTTGCATACGAAGAATAAACCAGTTTTGGCTCTTCCTTAAGCAAATATTGCGTTGGAATAAGCGGATTATACCCTAGAATAACCGTCATCACTTCCCTCCCTTGAACGTATACGGTATACCAGCCTTTGCAAGTGCGTCTTGCAGTTCGCCTATTTGATACCGTTCATACGTGGTACTTCCACGTGAAGTAAAATAGACAGACTTAATAGCAGAAGACGGTACCCCGCTATGAAATTGTAATTCAAAATAGGGTTGATACGAGTTTACACTTTTTACCGTCAACGGGTCAATCGTTGTTGGAAAAATATCTCCATTCGGGCGAGTAAGCGGCTCTGGTAGGAGATTCGGACTACGCCCCATATGGGTAATGTTCAGCGAATCATTCGCCGTGACTGTTGCTGTTGCCCGTACCGAGTCATCTAACTGAAGCACCACCGATCCATACCGTCCACTTGCAATCTCTTTCCCCGCAATAGTTCCTGTTGGACTTGTGCTCAAATACCCGTAGTTCGGATACGTCTCTTTTGCAGCCGCTGGATCATAGCCAAAGAAGGTCTGCTCCATTTTAGCCCGGCCTACTGGATCAAGATACGTCACACCTTCACTCTTTCCCAACGTGGCGTTTCGTTCAAAGGCGTTCATGACATGCCCTGTTTCCAGCACACCGGATAACCCTTGCGGGGATATTCTTAGCATCGGTGACGCAGTTGCAAGGAGTTTTTGCGTATGCTCATTCACGGCTGTTCGATACGCAGCAACAGTCATAGCATGTGCTGCCGCAAACGTTTGGTAGGCGCTATCTTGCGCAGTTTTATAGGCTGCTCGAAACGCAGCAGACGGCTGGCGAGATGAAATATCTGCACTCCCGCCACCTGAACCGAAACGACCATCAGATTCGTGCGTGTCGTTAAATTTCATTTCTGGTGCAAGCGGCATCTCATAGCGTTCTTCACCACTTGCCAGCCATAAACTCGTAAACCTTACTGCAAGTTCCGGCATGTCTTCAACCGGCATCGGTGCATTCGTGTCAATATAGCAAAGTGTTATATGCGGCGTAAACCCATGCGTCTCGTCTACGGTAAAATCCGTATCGTCCAGCATCGCTGCGAGTGCACCACGAAAGTCAGGAAGTCCAGGACAGTCAACGGATGCATAGACTGGCGTTGGCTCACCATCAGGAACGCTGGTAAAACGTCCGATGCCCGATATCTTTCCGGTGATCGGACCCATTTCGTTCGCGAAATGCAGCAAGTCTTCCCGCAGTCGGAAAATATCATCGGATGAATACTGGTCGCGTTCGCCGAGCATTGCCAGCGTCACGTGCAAATCTTCCGGTTTTTCATACCCAGGAAGAGCTAACTGTTCGGCCGTAGCGTGATCGAGGAAGAAGGCAACCATTAAGCAAGTATGTTGCGGGTCGGGTAGCTCTTTGGATTTCTTTTCGGAATTCCACTTCGCAGCAAGCGCAACCCAGACACGTTCAGCAATCGCATCGTCTTCATCGCTCCAGGGTATTTCTTCCTGTTTCTCATCAGAAAGATGGCTCATCACATCACCCTGTGCCTTATGCACAATGCCACGTGCATCCGCATAGGAATGGAGAATTTGGAGTGACCGGCTACCTGGCGTCAGATCAAACGTTCCCTGCCATGTTACACCATTGTCTTTCCACCAGGACGCCCCGCTCGGATGGTCGGCTGTCGCAGGAAGAGCCATCACGTCAGAAAGGGTTTTCTCGCTTGTTGCCCAATCCGGCATGTATGTTGCAAGAGAAGATACTGGTGCATTGTAGCCAAGTCGAGCCCAGGTATAGTAGCCGTTATATCCTTCTCCAGCTTCTGCTTCTACTTTTATTGCTGTTACCCCTAATGCTGACGCCTGATCTGCCTCAGTTACAAGCATTTGGGTGCCAATGCCATTACCTTGTTGGTCATTTTTCACGCGACTCGCACGCGTACTATCGCCAGTATGTGTCTCTTGCTGAGCGGCATACGCTTTCCCAGATGAGAAAGATGAAGCTGAACCAAGATAGGTAAGATGGGTGACATTCCGCCAGGAAGCAATAGGATCGGCGCTAAGTGAATCAATGCGAAAAGCACTGTTGGAAGGAAGTAAAAATTCCTGTTCATCTTCATGCTGACCAGCGAGCGAACCGATATACGCGCCTTGCTGACCGGCGCTAACCGAAATAGTTGCAATCGTTGCCCCAATCGTCCCCGCAAAATCTTTCGCTTGCGTATAGGAGAGCGATGTTGAAGGAAAACCTTTATCAATAAATGTATCCCCTGCCTTATACCCATCCATCAAATTGAATTTCATACCTCGATAGACAGTTAAGTCACGAGGTGCTTCCGACTTAGAAAGCGCAGAAGTAAGCGGGTCAATAACCCGTTGTGCCGCAGCGGTGATAGTTCCTCCAGCACGCAATTGCTCATTAGCCATTTCCGGTGACTTCCCCGTATACGTACGGAAAGCCCGTATTTCAGCAGGCGTTAACCCTTTTTGCCAGGTCGCATAGGCTTTTTTCATTTCTTGTAAACTGGCAGGAGCGCCGTTACCGCTACCAAAACGTCCATGCTCATCGTGATTATCATTGAATTTCTGTGCAAAAAGTTTTGCTATCGCTGCGTTATTCCACCAGTACACTTCTAGAATACTCGCATCATCTGCGCTATAGCGATCAGCAAATACTCCTTGCGTCTGTACGAAATACCGATCAAGGAACACCTGTTGCCCACCTTGCACATCGTACTGGCCTATCATGACACCGCCTCAAGCTCAATTACTATTGGAGCGGCAAGCCCGCTATCTGTCACGGTACGAATAAGAAACGCCTGACCATCAGGAAACACCACTTCGTGCGCGGCCTGTTGCATCTGCTCCGTAAAAACCGGAATATGTATAGCGACGAGTGCATCCTTCACTGTAAGAGAAGTGCGCAGTACCGCATCACTCCGTAAGGCATAGGTTTTCTGCTGCTCGATAACGGCTTCACCAATGTGGCTACGGAAGAGTGCAACACTTTCTTGCCCATTACGGATAGCACGGTAGACGATTTGTTTTGTTTCTACTCCGAAACGCTCGGCAACCTCCTGTGCTTCAACAGATGTCAGCTGGCGAACATATGGGCTCTCTGAAAGCATCATTAACGCCCCATGTGCATCTGTCCAACCATGTGTTGCATTACACCCGTCAAGCGCTGTTACTAAATTATCTGTATTTCGTACAACCCGGTACAGCGTAACAATCGTATCTAAGCTGCCAAGCATCAGACCATAATACGTTGTGCCACTAGAAGTTTTTTCTTCATGAAGCATCACAGCGTGTTTGTGAACAGAACCGGCCCCAGGTGGTGGTGTCACACTTGCAAACAACGCATTCATCTGTTGCTGAAGCGCCAGTGCCGTTGGATTACTTACAGGCAGTACACGATACTGCTCATAGAGTGGATGAACAGCTTCTTTTGTTGCGAAGCTCTGTGATGTATGATACTGCATCTCGAAATTGAACCCATCCGGCGTTTTCATTGCGACATTGACGCCGCTGTAACCAGGCGTCTCCCAGGTATTGCGCAAACGTTCAACCTGATATCCCTGCGCTTTGAGCGCATCGAGCGACGCTTGTGCAGCTGCTTGATATCCGTCGCCATCAATCACCGTTGTATAGCGAAGCGCATCATGAATATTTTGCGCAGCCTGTTCCGGCGGAAGAAACGTTTCTGCCGCATCAGTGGCAATCTTTCGTTGCAAACTATCAGGCGATTTTAACCGAAAATCCAATCCCTGTAATTTTCCACCGTGATTGGCAACTTGGCAGGCGTGTTGACAAGCTGCTGTTACTTGTTGCTCATGAGCAACTGCCGCCTGGCGCAATGCTGCCGCAATTCCAACAACATCATGATGCACCGATCCAGATGTTGTTGGAAAAAGACTCGCAACTCCGCCTCCACTGCCAAAGCGACCATGCTCATCGTGTATAGTATTAAGCTTGACGCGCCCAGATGCGTTTTTCTGTGTTGAAGAGCTTTGATGCCCATTGCTTTCATCAGGCTCTCTATCAGTCATCATCGCACGATGATGACTGATTTCCAACCCGTTGTCTTTTACGGACGAAGGGACAACGGGTGCACGATCATCATATTGAGCTGCCGATGACTCATATTGTGCAAGGTCATTGTACACAGTCGTCACGCCCTGATCGGTCATATCAGCAGCTTCTTGCAACGCCGCATATTCCGCGTTGTCCGTGGAGTCTTCAGCCGGTGGTGCAGCGACAGAAGGGGGATTTGCCACGGGTGGAGAAACAATATAATTTTCGACACACCGGCAATTGATCGTGTTCCCAGAACTTGCACCCATACTGTCGTCCCCAGGATGCATCAATTCTTCGCCATCAACATTGTACGGTTCCCCTAGAGGCCGTTCCTGGCCTTCTGCCTCCGCGTGCGCCTCACGCACATGGCTATCCTGCATAGTCATCCACATTTTCGTCACAGGTAGAGCGAAACTGGCGGCTCCAATCTGTCCACCAGCATTAAAGGAAAAGGTCGTTTCCGTCTCGGCCAGCATCATTAAATAGGCATCTAACTGCTGCATATATACTGTATCTATAGCGGCCGCTATCTGCTCAATAGTTGCTAGCTTCGCACTGCTGATGCCAATCGCCTTTTTCAGCTGCGTGAGTGCTTTCTGCGTCAACATTTGCATAATCGGTGAAAAGCGTTTCTGAAACATTGACTGTACAGGCTGCGTCCAGAAGGTAAAATCCGCTGCTGCCTTCTGCCCCGTGACAAGCTGGCGCGCCACACGACTTCGTGCCGAGAGCGCGCCAGCTGTGCCAATCGCACGATACATCTGCATCAACAACGGACTTAATTCACGTGCGTGCAGCGTTGTTATTACTTGTGCTGCTTGCTCGTATGCCAGTTGCGGCAAAGCGGCGTGCCGTACAGCCGCAATGACAGCCTGCCGTTCGCTGTCGTTATACCTGACAAGCTGTTGCTTAAAAACAGTGACGATATGTACGCGCAAAATTTCTGGCTGATACTTTTGCTCACGCGGGAGAATCGAGGAATAGGTCTCGTAGCATCTGCATCCATAGATAGGCGTCCCTTGTGCAGCATCAGCTGGGTACATAAATTTCGCTTCGCCGCACTTATATGGGTCATATACATTTACCAGCATACCGTCAGCCTGACGGCAGATAGTATGCTGCATGCAAGCCGCATGCAGATGCCAACGCTTCTCAAGTACCACACCGGTTGAAAGTGCTCCTTGTTGCGCACCCGCGTTATAGATTTGCGTCGCGTATGTCTGTAGCAACTCGTCCATGGCATCTGGCAATTCTTCCATATAAAGCTGCCCTACACGATCACATAAGGCGGGCAATAATTCGGCACGTTTTACGCCAATGGTAAGGACTTCAGCTAGCAACAGAAGTGCTTTTTCTGTGAGTTCCGGCAATACTTTCCGTGCCCACAATGCAGCAGTGTCACGCGCATCTGCGTTCCAGAAAGAAGTTTTCATTGCAGCCATGCCAAGTATCTGATCGCACGTTACCTGAAAGGCAGACGCTCCAATGATGCGATAGACACGCAGCAACAAGGGGAGTAGTTCCTGCTGGCGGTACGCCTTCAGCGCCATCTCTGCCCGATCATAGGCCGTCTGCGGAAAAGCTGCATTCGTAACAGCTGTCTGAACAATCTGTTTTTCGCGTGCGAGATACCCATGCAAATTCTTGCGCAGCAGCAAATATGCAGCATCGCGTGGGCTTGCTGCTTCCGCCATCTTTTCTAGAGGTGCGGATGCACCAGCTGGTGCTGCCTGTGCCGGCTGTCCTTGAACAGGTGGCGGCGCTCCTTGAGCCGGATTTCCGCCACCTGCGTTCGCCGCAGGTTTTGTTGGAGTATTTTGCCCTGTGTCGCTAATTTCTTTTCCAACGTTCGCGTTCGCTCCTGCTGTATCGGTCGTTGGCTTATTTGTATCCGGTAAGTTCGTTGGTCCGGCTGGTGCGGCTGCCGGTTGTGGCGCAGGCGGAGCCATCAAATCTTCTAGTTTCTTTTCCACGTACTCCGCTAACTGGTCGGACGGGATATAGACTTTTCCAGCCAGGCCAATCATTAAAATATCGCCACCATCGAACTGCTCCAATCCAAGCGCGTTGCGTACCTCGTTGAGCGTGATAACGCCTTGTTCATACTGGCCGAGCATACGCGACGATAATGCATCGCGGTCTTCCTGGAGCGCCTCAATTTCTTCTTTGTCATAGGTAAGTTTCAGCGTGTTATCGAACATCGGCACTAGCCAGGTATTGAGTTTTGCCACTATTCTATCCATCATCGGAAGAATAGTTTCCTGGTAAAAACTCTTACGCGCCTCGCCGTAATTCGAGTTGTGAACACAGATATGCTCGGCAAAGAAGTTGTGCGACCCTTCTACTTCAATGTCATACACGTCTTCTGGTGGCTGAATTTCAATCGCTTTTACCGACAGATATTCACAATGTTCTGGTGCAGCAATACCGGCATTGCGCCCGTTTATTGCCATGCGACGACCCTTGAACACTCGATGCGCGTTCGCTTCAAGCCGTTGCTGGTCAAGTGGGTTGCGCGAACCGACTTCCAGATTCAGCTGCGCTACCGTACATAAAAAGCCCCAGAGTTCATTGCGTACAGCCACTTCTTTTCCGGAAAGTTTTGTCATACGGTCGCTATGTTGCATATTCGATACTTGCAGCCCGCAGGATAACGCCAGGTCACGGCATCCCTGTGCCAGTTGCTCGTTGTTCACGTGAAATGATATATGCCCCATTTTATCAACCGAGCCATCAGTATCAAACAGGCCGCGCAAAAATGCCAGGCGTAAATGGCATGGCTGTGTAAAAACCCACCCAGGAATACGTTTGCTCTGCGCCGTTCCCGCGATACACATATCCTGCAACCAGGTCACAGCAGATTTTGAAACGAACCGTACTTCACGCTCATACGTTTTGAGGTTGATAGGTGAACCGTTTACCTTTGTAAACAAATCTTTGGCAATACGCGCATACGTATCTCGCACCTCGCCATCAATACCAGCAATGCTTACCAGCGCGTTTCCGTTCCCATAATCCTTAATGAAGCCATCTCCCAGAAGAGCACCAAGCAATTCCATGCTATCTTCAGTGACGGGATGCGGACTATACGGCGTTGCCAGATCAGGGTATTCATATGCCGATACGACAACATCCCCGATTTGCAATTCATCGGCGTGTTTGTATTCCAGACGATACGCATAAGGACTCATCTGTTTGGTGCCAGATTTTTCAGCAAGACGCACAAGGAACGGGTGATTCCCGGATGTGCGAAGCGTCTTTCCACCGGCAGTAATTTTATAAATTTGTTTCCGGCCTGTTTTCGATTGGCGCGTAATCGTCTTGAGCGTCATTTTCCCATCTTCCAGAGAAAACACCCGTTCACCAGGACGAACTTCGCCAATCATCTTCGGACCATGTTCTGTGTAAATTTTCATTGTGTACGGCAAACAATAGGTCTTTATATCACCATCGCCGAGCAGTTCAGACGGTACGCCGAGCGCAACCGCGATATCGCGCATATTGATTTTGCGGCTCTCAATCCAGTCTAACTCCAGCGGAGAGAGCGAAAACGGCTTCCAGTCCAACCCGCCTTCCAGCAACATTGGCTTCCCGGCATTGCGTTTCCCGGCATACTGCTCACGTAAGATTCGCTTTAATCGTTCATACTGGTCGTTTACCAGCACGCCAGATGCCACCAACGCCCCGGATGGACGACCTGCGTTCTGTAAGATAGCCGTGTTCCAGTCAAATCCTTCATTCTGCTGGTCAATCAGCGCACCGGCTACCGCAATAGGCGAAAGCCCGTACCAGTCGTTCGTCGCAGCAAACATCTTTAAATGCATCGTCGTATCCGCATCAAAGAACGTTTTGTAACCATCAACGTTATATTCGTACCCCCAGATTGTTCCCTGCCCAGGAATAACCCGCATGCGGTCAGGACGCAAACACCAGAGTTCAGTCGGAGGCTGGCGTGGGTTGGGGATAACGGCGGAGACATAGCTGTTGCCAGAGAGAATCCAGTAAGAAATCATATGTTCAATGAACTCCGGGCCGGAGTTGCGCTGGTTCGGATGCGCCAGTAAGTCAAGCAAAGGATGCTCTTCTATACTGCGCATATCATCCCCTTTTTTATACAGCTTCCAGGGAATGCCGGCACATGACTGTGAGATAAGCGTTACTGCGCGAAATACAGTTGGGTTACGCTCATAACCCTCTTTCGCCATGACTTGAAAGTCACGTGGGGTGTAGATAGGCTGACCAAGACCGAGGAATTGCACGTAGCTTTGGTATGCCGGGTCATCCTTCTGGGCAGTGGGAAGGTTCCTGCGCAGAGGTGCAGGTAGGAGGGATTGCATAAAATCGCGGGTGCTTTGAAATATATTTGCCATGAAACGCTCTTCTCAACTGTCCAGACAACGGAACACTCAAGGTTTTCGTTTCTGTACATTTGAAAAAAGCGCTTGTCTGTGCAAAGTATAGCATAGTGCTATGAGAAAAAGCTAGGCCGCTGGCACGCTTACCGACTTTTGCACGCCAAAACCGAGAAAATCTAGCATTTCTTGCGTATCCAACACCTTATAGATAGTTCCAAACAGGTCGGTTTCGCGGGCAATCTCCTTTCCATCAAGCTGCACTACCAGCGCGTCGTCCAAATAGCAGACCATAGCAACACGCTCATCAGACAATAAGCACTCCCAGGCGGAAAATCCCGATTCCCTGGCAGTCTGGCGAATACGCGTCGCAACAAGATGCGAGCAAGGGAGCGTCTGCTCTTCCAAAGAAAGGATTGCGACCGTCTCAACTTCCGTTTCATCTGTGTCGAGTTTCAAGAGTATCTTTTCCACTAGTTCACCAGTCAGCTCATGCAGCTCTTGCGGAACGCCGCACTGCGTTTCGTCGTCCTCGCGCTCCAACCATGTTACCTCAATGACTGCTGTCATTTTCCGACTGCGTTTCATACTGCTCCTTTCCTTCTCCTGTGAGAAATGCGAAGGTCTCTCCAGCATGCTGGTAGACCTGGAATATGCCCGACTGCTCACCAACCGTCCACTCACCATTTTCCTCCGTTACCCGAAACGCCTTGCACATACCTAGCAGTTCCGGTGGGTCTCTCCCTGTCTGAAGTGAGTTGATAAGTGAGTGATAGGCCGCCATACGTCCGACTTCTTGCTCACGATTTTCTACCGTGATGGGCGTATAGGCAGCCATATCCAGCAAGGCTCTATAATACTCAATGAGCCTCTGTACTTCCGGACGCAGATCGTTCACGATCAATTGCCTCCTGTGCGCACGCGGTAATCATATCTACCTTCGAGAGAAACAAACTCTCCCAATCGCGCTCATGCCCGCACCCATGCAATTCGTGTTCCTTCTGCCAGCTGACCGTCCAGGCGTAAAACTGGTTCAGGATGTTTTCGCCTTCGCCACGGCGATACCAGCGCAAGTACAATTCCAACTCCAATAACCAGGAAAGTGCGAAATGCCAGGGCAAGCGATCTTTACGTAGCGGACACTCTTTCGGGTGTGTTGCGTACCACTTCGTCCGCATATCATGAAGCAGTTCGACACACACATCTATCTCAGCTTGCATCATTCTATCACATCCTTTTTTACTGATGTCAATGTACCATGCCAGCGTTGATTGCAAGAAGTGCAATCAAGCAGAGTACGGCAACCGTCAGTGTAATCATGAGAAAAATGCTGATCGCTCTTCGTACCTTTTTTTCCGATTCTTGTTGTCTCATTAAAAAACCTCCTTACGGCCACGTGAGTGGAATATGTGCCAAAACAACGAGGATGACGCATACCACGAGGAGCATCGCGACGACAAAAACCCCTGTCACTATCTGAGCAGCCAGGCCATATCGGTTGATACGCCGGACGCTTCGATCCATTCGTTGCTCAGCAGACAACGCTTTTTTCCTCATAGCACAAACTCCAACGGGTAATTCCCGAATGCCTCAGCAACATTCGGATTCCCACCAAAACTATGACATACCGTGTCATATTCCTGTTGCTCACGAATGGTGCGCTGTCGAGACGGCAGAACCAGATTCTTTGCGAGCAGCGCTTCAAACTGGACAACTGTTTGCGCACTATTTTTCGCACGCCAGGCCACCCGGTCTTCCCGTTCCGCTTGATTAAGCGCCGGGCGCAGTACATGCACCAGAAGCGATACAAACTGCTCGTAATTAGTTGCGCTGTCCGCTACAATCAGGGAGAGCGAGGCGCCAGGAGGCAATCCAAGAGCTGCAATACGTGTACAGCCAAAGTAAAAGAGCCCGCTGTCAAGGTCAGATTCTGTCACCGTGCCGCCAACAAGCTGGTGCATCAAATTTGAAAACGATAAAAACATTTTTTGCATTGCTGCCTCCCTTAATCGCAATTGTTCCAAATCAATATGCCGCTTCGCCCGACATACGGTTGAAGATAGCCCCACTCATCATCAGAGCTTTCCACAACCTCGACGCTCACCCAGCCTTCATGGCTCCAACCACCAGTTGTCATGAGCGGAACAGCAAGTTCAGCAAAGTGCCGATCTATCTCAGCAAGTCCTTCACCGTCAATAAACCCACACCACTTGCGGTGATGTTCGCCATCAAGACGCCGACCAAGTTTCCCGGCACGATGCAGATTGAAGAGGAAACCGGTCGCCTCCGGGTGCAGGCAGCAGACGCCGCCCGTTTGCCCTTCATACGTTTCGCCGCTGCTGTCTCGTATCAAGAGCAACGGCTTCTCAACCGACATAATATACGATTCTTCATACCGTTCTTGAAAACCCATTCCCCCTCCACAGTGGATATATCTCAACAGCTTTCCCGTCCTTCAACGCCATGCGCACCGTCATCCAGGTACCAGATCGTTTCTGGCTCGGATGTTGTTCTGGCGCTTCAGGAAAAGCAATCAGGATGAATGTGGAATCGCCCTGCCTATCAAGTACCTCGTCAAGAACTTCTGCAACGATGAGCATACCTTGCGTATGCAGTTGGCGCGTTCCTGTAAAGGCAATAGTCATTTTGTCTCCTCAAGTACCCCCGCCAGTATATACTCGCTGTTGGCAGCCAGATACCCAAGCGTCAATCCGGCCTGACTGGATGCTTCCGTGACCATACTGGCGATACTTCCCTGCAACAACGCACTGGTAGCATACCCACCAAGCTCACCCCGCTTCACCTCCGCAATAAACTTTTCCAAAGCTGCAACCGCTTCTTCTGCTTTCTGAATAGCCGTTGCAGTTCGATAGACAATTTCATCATCAATACGTTTTAACGCCTGTGCGCTTGTATATTTTGCCATTATTCTATATCTTCTTTCTGTATCTGAGGGACCAGAGCGTTCGGATGCGTAAACATCTCAAGCGCGTCGCCAAGTGCTGCAATCCTACTCAAACTCGTACCAAGTTCCGCCACATCATGAGCGAAAAACCCACGTGTGACATTCGTGGCTGGCTGACTGTACACCAGCTGTTGACCAGTAATTTGACTGGTTTGCTGCATAGCAACAATACTTTGCAGTTTCTGCAATTCCTTAATCATGCGTGATAAACGGGTATCTATATCCTCAACAGTTTTTTCAATCTGCCGATTCGCATCTTTAACTGGATTAAATGTTGCCATTATTTTTTACCCCTGATTTCGTTTCTTGTAGGGAACCTTTCCCTTACATATCTATTATACTATTTTTTTAGCTAAATGTCAAGGTTTTTTCATGATATGCAAACGAGAAGAAAAAGTACGGTGAGAAACATCGTTCACCGTTTTAGAGCGGAGTCTGTATTTCCAGCAATTTCATATCCGTGTGCGCTACGTCCCCACTGCTGTCAGAAAGCGCAATTTGCATTTGCCAGAGGCCGACCGTGTTGACGTCCGCTGCCTCGTAGGTATAGTGCGCCAGACCATTTGCGGCGTCATCAGTCACCCAGGGGCCGGTACATGTTTTCGTGACCGGACCCGATGACATCTTCATCGTCATCGTGAGTCCGGTCAGGTTTACTGGCTCCAATTTGCCTGTCGTCTGATTGATTTGCTGAAAAACTGGCGCGAATGGCGTAAGCGTATCACCCACAAAAATGGGAGAAAAGTCTTCAAAAATGATAGTCATGCTTATACCGCCTGAAAGTCACTGGTGACAAGCGTTGAATCATCCTCAAACACAAAGTGGTACACTTCTTGCTTACCCATGCGCCAACCAATGCAGTGCGTCGTATTCCAGGCATTGTCGCTCGCGTCAAAAAGTTCAAGCGTTGCCCGTCTCCTGCGAAAGAATACCGGCTCCGCTCCATCAGGAACAGCTATCGCGTGCGCACCGCCATTGCCAAGCAGCAACAGCGTCTTTACCCGCGACACGTCCACCTCAGAGAAACCACGTCCCTCCAAAACATCATACTCTCCAATCACCGTTTCATCGGTATACACTGCCTGCCAGATGTAGCCGTCCATCTGGCGATTCTGCGAAATGTCTATCATGAACACCCCCTACCGTTCTACTAATAATCACTAGACTATTCTAACAATTCCATTACCGCAAAGTGCGCTTCCGCAAACGCCTGAGCGGCTTTCAAACCTTCGTCCGCGTACGGGAAGTACTTTGCCTTTTTACATCGTACCGAGTGGCAGCGAAACACGTACATCAGTCCGCTCGGCTTACACTTGTGCGTCGAGATGCCGCGCATCCCCGATTTCGACGTGCTGTACGCTCCATTGCGATTCTCGTTGTTTTTCTGGTTATTTTGTTAACATGTCTATTTTATCAGAGGCTCAGGCTTCGTCATACGTGAGCGATATACTCGGAAGTGCCGTAGCCGAGCCAGGCCCCCCAGCGAAGGTGAAGTCTACACCCAGGCAGCAGACTGCCATCATGCCGTTTGGCCCAGTTGAGCCAGAAGAAACGGATGCTGAATCGTACACTACGAGCGAAGTTGTCATCAGCGTATACCCAGCTGGTGTAGCGCCGTTAGTACCAGAAGCCGTCGGCATTGAGCCAGATGCTGCTTGAACATAGGATGCTACTGCGACACCTTTCCAGAAGAGTTGAAGCCCACTTGCAGCAGCACCTGACATGGAAATGCGCCTGTTGGAAATGTTTGTCGTACCGAGCGTCGTGACGGCCAGTACAAAATTTTTAATCCACGAGAAGTTCGTTCCTGTCGCCGTTGGAATCGGCACCGGAGTTGTCCCAGCCAACGAATCTTCCCGTGAAAACTTTGCGCCAGTTTCGGCGTTCGCCCAGGTGACGCTCGACCCTGTACCGATTTGCGCTTGTGCTACGCATGCTCCCATGTTTGTAAATCCTTTCTAAAACAATCAAGACGTGCGGGCGCGTACATCCGCTTTCCCGCTGCGCGTCTGAAGACTCGCGGAGCCGCTCCGCAGACGCATATCCCCTTTTCCGCTCCGCAGACGCATATCCCCTTTTCCGCTCCGCAGACGCATATCCCCTTTTCCGCTCCGCAAAAGAACCATCGCATTTGCCGACAGCAACACAACCGAGCAAAGCACTATGCGCCGTGTTGTTTGCTGCAATGCCGCATCTGCTGCAATCGCCCGCAGCAGATTAAACCCGGAAGTCTCCAGGTGCGCCGTCGCTGGAATAGTTCGTGATGATGTTGCAAGAAGCGCACTATCATCAGAAACTCCGCGTGTTGCCGTTTGCAACAGTGCCGCAGACGCTGCCGTTTGCCTTTCACTCGTACTCAACACCGCTGCCGAAAGTCCAAGCGACCGCCCCATTATAGACAACAATGCACTCGTTGATGCAACAGATCGTGCCTGTGTTTGCACCAGCGAAACACTTGTTCCGATACTGTGATAGAGGGAACTATCCAACGCCCCCGTGAGCGCAATGCTACGAAAACCAACAAGTGACAGTGCAACCGTTGCAGGGCACATGCGTGCTGCTCCAGCTCCAAACGCGGCTGTTGCGGAAACCGTTCGTGCCATCGTTGTTTGCGCAGTACAACTCGTTCCAACTGTGCGAACTGCCGTTTGCAGAGAAGCAACAGAGGCAAGAATATTCCGGGAACCAGTTTGTTGGACTGCTCCATTTGCTGATACCAGACGCACAGCCGTTTTTAGAATAGCAATCGTTGCTGGAATACTGCGCGTTCCACCAGAAAGCGTCACTGAAAGCGAAACCGTGCGCACAAAAGAACCAGACAACGCCGCCGTTTCCGATACCGCGCGCGTTCCTGTTTGCACGAGTGCGCTTGAGCTTGCTGCCGTTCGAGAAGTCCTCAAAAGCACCGCGGCTGTTGCTGAAAGCGTACGAGTTCCTGTTTGCACCATCGCTGCGGACGATGGCAGTACCCGTGTGAACGTGAAGCCAATTGCCGTAGTTGCTCCAACCGTTCTCGACAACCCCGTTGTCTGTACTGCCACCGTAGCAGCAATCACCCGCTGATTTGTCTGAAGCAGAGCACCCGTACCAGGAATAGTCCGTGTATAATTTCCCGTCAATGAAAGCGATAGGGTACAGGAAATTGTCCTGGCACTCGTTTGAAGCAGTGCACCCGTCACTCCAAGCGTGCGTGCTTGATTTTGCGTCAGCAGTGCGACAGTTCCTGGAATGGTGCGCACTGACGTTTGCAGGAGCGCACCTGTTCCCGTCATTGTGCGTACTGGCGTTTGCAAGAGTGCTGCTGTTGCAGAAACAACCCGTGCAGATGTGAGTAAAGCTACTGCACTTACCGGAATCGTTCGTTGTGCAAGAAGCGCACCTGTAAGTGGAATAGTTCGATGAGCTGCTGACAGGAGCGCCGCCGTATCTCCAATGGTTCGCGTTCCTACCTGCAAAAGCGCACTGGTCGTTAGTATCAAGCGTACCGCTGTTTGCCCAATCGCCCCAGTTATTGCAATCGTGCGTCCTGCTGTTGTTCCAAGCGCGGATGTTTGACTCACGGAACGTGCTGCCGGAAGAAGGACAGCAACGGTTGTTGCCATCGTGCGCGTTTTTATCGCAAGAAGCGCAACGGTTGTTGGAATCGTGCGTGATGCTTGTTGCGATACCGAGACGGTCGCGGAAAGAGAGCACACCCCTATTTCAAGGATTGCTCCACTTGAAGGAATAGTTCTTGTTCCACCACCAACCGCGGCGGTTGCCGGAACAGTACGCGCTGATGGCTGAAGCATCGCACAACTTGCGCCAATTGTGCGAGCCGCAGATGAAAGAAAAGCCCCAGTTGTGCCAAACGTGCGTGCTGATGTTTGAAGCAATGCCCCAGTTGCCGGAATAGTACGTGCTGCTGCTCCGCTTGAAAGCGACCCGGTGAGTGTGATCGTACGTGCGGAAGTCAACGCAAGCGCCGCGCTATTAAAAGATAACCCACCGCTGATTACACGTGTAGAGGTAGATTGCAATGCTGCTGTACAAGAGATTGTGCGCACTGACGTACTTGTCAGCGTTATTGTTGCCACGCTGATCGTCCAGGGTGATGCTGTTCCGACCGTATAAGCAACCATAATTGTTCCATTGCCGTACCCGGCCTGTGGGAAATTGATGTTTGTTCCAGAAGCAACGAGCGTCGTCGCGCTCGTATCCCAGGTAGCAGTTGCATATGTCCACTTCTTATAGACCAGCGCGTAGTTGTTCGCCGCGTTATACTGGCACCAGAAGCAGTAGATGTCATCACCAGCTGAAACCAATGTGGCATTACGCGAGTTTGCGTTGCTGTCAAGCGTCGTGACGGTACTCCAACTTACCGCCGTGGAATCAAATACCTGCGCCTGAATGCCGCCAAAGTTGTAAGCAAGAATACCCTTCGTATTGTCATTGCCGCGAAAGCAGTACGTCGCGGTATTGTCGCCCGTGCAATTCGTAATTGCCGCCGCTGCTACCCATGAACCAACCGTACCGCTAGAAATATCAACATAACGAAACGTTCCAGCAATTGACGAATTCAAATAACAAACGACCAGATAACTGCCGACAATATCAGCAACCGGCATACCGATGCATCCACCTTGCGCAGTCAGGCTCAGGCTGCTTGTCCAGGCTGTACCCGGAGAGGTTGCATAAAATGCACGCACAACCGTTGACGCATTGGTATTTGTCACTACCCAGTCGCGGCTCTGCCCATCGCGGATATAGATACCTGCTTGCCCTGGCGAATACGTACTTGATGCTGAACTAATCTGCGTGCCTGCGCCAATGCTGTAAGACGTACCGGATTTTGTGAGAGGAAAATACGTCAGTGGCCCAGATGTCAGGTTTGCCGCCGTGTGTACGTTGTCAGATGCCATAATGTTTGCGGCCGAGGCGAAACGAAAGCCAGTGGTCAGGGTTGTGGTCGTCCAACTGGTATACGGGGAAGAAGCGTAGGAAAAATTTTGGTTGGTGCCATCATACCAGAGTACGACCGCTGTTCCATCAGTAGCGATCGTGACGCTATCGTTCATAGGCGCGTTCGTGCCCTGAGCGTTCGTGCTTGTTCCTGGCCCAGCCATATATTTCTCCTACACGTGGGGCTTTTAACTCAAACCAAGCAGCTGTGTAATATTATAAAGCCAGACATCTGCGTTTGCTGGTACGGTACCGGTCGCCAGGTCAATCAAACGGCTCAGATCGCTGATAAAAGCGTTCACGAATACCTGATCGGCAGACGAAATACCGGCAGCCGTCATAGCTGGTGCCGTACACATCAAACTATATGCTTCATAACGCGCCTGAGCCCAGGATACAACCGAACGGAGATAGGTCGTATCGGCGATAATTGAATCAGTCATATGACTGCTATCAAGCGGAACAAGCGACATAACTATTCCCTTTCGAGAGTACACGGTATTACGGAATACAATTGGGGATTTGCGTGAGGAATTTGCATAAAAAAGCCGGTCGGCTTTCTTTTACAGTATAGCACGACCGGCACAGAATAGGAAGGTTACAGGTCTTCCAGAATAGCAATAAACTCGGCTGCCGTCACGGTATCCCAGGCGGGTTTCTTATCAACCTCGCGTACAATGGCACGCATAAGTGGAGATGTGGGCTTTTCATATATCTCCTTCTGATTGATAAGCAGTGTGCCAAACACCCGTGTGATGCGGGCAAACGACACGAGCCAGCGCTCATTCAACACCGGAGCGGTTTCGTTCAGATACATCGCCAGTGGACACTGGTCATACACATTGGCATACCCGACAAACTCATCAGGATGCTTTTGCTTTGCCCACGCAAGCAAGCTCTTCTTTGTTAGTTTCATGATTCCTCCAGGATAGCGATAAGCTCCGCAGCCGTTACCGGACGATCATACCAGTCTACCTTGCGAATAATACTCCGGTACGTATCATCCAGCTCATAATACGCTTCTTCTTCCTTTCCCTTGTTACTGGTCGCATAACCATACCCAACCGACCAGTGACGCCCTTCGTCGCTGCGCGTTTCGTTCAGGTAATTTGCCAGAGGGCAACTCCACCGTGAAGCCGCATCTCCAACAAATGCTTCCGGACGTTTGCTTTTCGCCCAGTGCAAAACGTCTTTCAGATCAATAATCTCGTCAAGCTTTTTCATCGTGTTTGCGCACCCTTTCCAATGCATCCATATAATCAGTATGTGCGATACGTCCGGCATCGAATGCTTCGCGCACACGGCACACACCCAAAACGATCCGAATAAACTCACCTGCTGATATATCTTCTGGCAAATCTACCGAATCAACGGTAAAAACGACATCTTGCAGAATACCTGGAAGACGCATAGCGTCTTCAATCCACCCACCACCTTCTAAAACCGGATACGCCTCTATGCTTCCAACTGTCCAATGTCCTTTCCAATCAAGCGGAACGACCGCGTTCAAGTAGTTCGCGATTGGGCACAATTCTTCATCAGAACTCACCCCAATCGTTTCCGTTGGTTTTTTTGTTCTCGCCCATGCAAGAAGAGATTCGACAGTTAGCACAGCCCTGTTCATTCGTCTTCTTCCTCCATATACTCCTGAACAATGCCGAGCAACCAGTTTTCCTTGTCCCAGGCAAGCACCGTATTTCCCTGATCCTTATACGCACGGATTTCGTTGTCCTCACGACTGTGACCAACGCCTTGCACGATATGCTTGATGCCGTTTTGCTCCAATCGTTCTGCAAGCACCGCCAGCTCCTGCCACGTGTCCGCGTTAAAACGATAATACGTGTCGCATTCCGTCACCCATACGCTGCTAGAGTCCATCTTCTTTATCCTCCTGGTGAAACTGATTCATCAACTCGTATGCATCCCGGTTTTTTATTTTTAACAAAAGAGGTTTCTTATCACCTTCCAGCGTTGCAACAATCCAGATAATGCCACGAATATACAGCGACGCAAAAACATCATAGACTGTTTCGTGGTGGACTATCTGCCGGAGGCGGGCGCCGTTTGCAATATACCAGTCCAACGCCTCCGCTAATGCCGCGTCTTTCACCGTGTATGCTCTCGCCGAACTATGCGCTTCATATCCGATTGCTGAGTAACGAGCCCAAGCACATTACAGAGAACGGTTATCCGTTCCTCTTTTCCAAAGATATCCGGGTTTTCCATTTCTATCGAAAACGGGAATTCTTTATCGTCTGTACAATAGGCGCCGAGTACCCGGTACCATTTCCCGAAAAGCACGACGCCCGGAGCGATAAACTGCTTAATGCTTTCAGCAATTTGTTCGTTGAACGCATCAACCAACGTTTGCCGTGTTTTCATATCCATGTTCACTCCTCAATGGCAAACTCACCGAATGCATCTTTGTCTTTCAGTTCGTCCGGCAATGTCCCACCATTAGCTCTGGAAAGATGCGCAAACATACCGAAAACAATCTCACGCGTATACGACACGTCACACTCAAACGAAAGCTCACCGCGCCCGTGTATCTCACAATGCAACTGGAGTGTTTGGTTGTTCGCGACCGTATAGGCAAGCTCGTAAGCAATACCTAGCACCATAAACATCGGCGTTGCAGTATACTCACGACATAACGCGACCAGATTATCCAGGATAATTGCGTGCTGAGCAGCACGCACACTTCTTCCACTCATCATTTTCCTCATTTACTATAAGCATCTCGTCCAAGATGAAAAAACCACGCCACCGGAAGCGGCAAGCATAATCCGAAAAAAACTGACAGCCAACTGACGCCCGACACATTGCTTATCACCGTGAAAACGGCTCCGATAAGAAACAAACCCCACACAAACACCCAGAAAAATCGCATGCCCTTACTCCTCGTGCCGCGCTTTCCACGCGGCAATATCATCTACCAGCATGAGTTCTACCGGATCGCCAGTATCTTCTGGCTGCCATAAAAGGAGCCGAATCGTCCCATGACCAATAAGTACTTTTAACACGACCGAATCATCTACTGCACCACCAGCATCAAGGGAGCAGACAATGTGAGCTTCGTACCACTCTTCTGAAGCCGTGACATAAACAGGTTCCAGTGTCCCAAAGTCATCACAAACCACCCGCGTTGCCATACCCTATTCCCCTTCCAGCGCGAACGACCCCATTTGCTCTTTATCGGTAAATGCCTGCGGTACCTCACCCAACTTCTGGGTGAGGTCATCAATCAGCCATCTCAAGTACACAGGTGCATGCTCTGGTTTCATCGGCATCCAGATGTACCGCTCAGAAATGTCCTTTGACGGCGACTCCACTTCCAACCAAAAATTGCTTTTTTCATACCGCACCGCCATCACCAGATACCTATAGCCAAGCATACGGCACGTCGGGATAAACCCGTACTCATCATGCACCGACATCACGTAGGCCAGTATCCGACAGAGCGCATCTCCCATTTCTTCGTTCATATTTTCCTCCCTGTTAAAATTTTCATCACAGAGTAAGTATATACCATTTTTCGTTAAATGTCAAGGTTTTTCCATGATATGATATTCTCAACACGCTCTTGCGTCCTGTGATATACTTGCATCAATCTCATGAAAAAATGAGGTTATTAAGACGTTTTGAAAGGACATTTTCATGACAAAAAGTTTGCGCACCTGGGGGACGGTAAGCATCGCACTTTTCATTGCGATTGCAGCGATCTGTTTTACCTTCTTCCCACGAACACTCGCTACCCATGCTGCACAAAGAACGGTCAGCACTTCTCTTTTCACGCTGGAACACCAACACGGCGTGACGAAATCAGGCGTCAGCCCGAATAGCGTTTTTTCCTTTAATTGCACTGCACAGGGAGCAGTCAAAGGAAATTTACTTATCTCTGTGTCGGAAAACGTTGTCAATGACGCCGATTCCGGACAGGCTGGAGACTACTGGGCACTCGACAAAATCGCCCGCACCATTCGCGTCTGGAATACTGGACCTGACCAGTATTGCGCCATCGTCAACTACGTCACCGATCACTTCGTGGCAATCCAGGGTCAACAGAGTCCTGGCGGCATCAACGGAAACGGTGGGTTGCTTACTGGCGATGAAGTCGGAGCGTTTACCGGCTCGTCACAGTTTCTTATCACCGGTCAACTGTACCTCTCGAATCCAACACAGTGGCCCGCTTCCGGTCCTGTCAACAGTGGAACCGCCATTGATTATCAGTGCAACAGTTCCGGCAACTGCCCAGGCTACGTTGACTGGATAACCCAGTACTTCGGGGCGAATACCTTTACCGAGCCACAGTGGGGATTCCGCTACGTCGGCGTTGACGGTGGCCCGAATCATCCTAAAGATAAAGGCACTGCCGATGGCGTGTGGGTCAACGCTTACACCGGCAATTCCGGCGATATTCTTGATGTTGACTAAACGAACACCCTGTTGAAATAGCCCCGGATTATATTACATAGGCATAATCCGGGGCTATTTCAACTTTCCGTATTCTTTGTTCACGCTCCAGATGAATGTTGTTTGTTTTTCTTCAAACGGGGAGTATGCAGAAAATTTCGCCCATAGAATGCTGTCTCCCAATTCAGAAGCGAGCATGCTGAACAGCGCATCGCTTGGAAAAGTCGTTGCAATGCGATAGATAAGCTGACGACGCCTTTTAAAAAAGCCATACAGCTCATAGCAGGTGAAACTATCGTCATCACCAAGCGCCGTGTCAACTCGTTCGCGCAATTCCTCAACGGTATACCAGCGCGTGGGCCGCAAAATAAGCTGTGCCATTACTTTTCCTCCAACTGCATAACGCGGAAAAGTTTCTGCGCCAACAGTTCTATCGTATCAAACGGAGCGGTCATACGCCCATAGATAAAATCAATATAGAGACGGCTAATTATTACATCAGCAGCACCCACTGGACCGTTAATTTTACGTGGGGACTCCATACCTGCAATACCCTGGCAGAGACGCACATGAATACTTGCGATTTCTCTAATATGCTCATCTGACTATTTAAGCCGCTGCACTATTTTGAGCAGTTCAACGATTTCATCCACAGAAAGGGGATGATAATCTGGTCCATTATTCCAGCACGGAATATCATATTTCATGCTATGCTCCTTTTCGATAAATCACTTCTTCTTTGCCGCTATACCCCAGGCGTGCAATGACCGCGCCCGGATAGATGCTCGTGTAAGACTTGATAGGGAAACAATAGAGCGGAATCCCCGTGTGCTCAGCGATGGATTTCAGATCGCCTTGTAGAGTATAATCCGTACTCAGCGCCGTCCATGCATTCCTGGAAGCAATCATCAGATCACCCCACGGCTCTTCATAGCACGGCTTCTTCGCATTAAGAAGATAGCCGAGCCAGTTGTACAGCGTCACTTCAAAACGCCCGATAGCTGCTTCCGAAGGTCGTTCGTGCGCTGCTGTAAAAAATGCATAAAATGATTCTATCGTCACACTCCCAGCATCCGCTTTGGGCTGCTCACGAAGCTGTTTTACCCACCAGGCAACCGTTGTCTCAATTTCACCGGAAAAATCATAGCGCATCTTCAATTTATACCTCCACTTGCAACCCACGCATTTTCGCCCGCTCATACGCAACAACGGGTGCATACCAGGGCGCAGTACGCTGAGTACCCTCACTCGGAATACCGGAAAGATAGTCTTGACCATTATCACTCCAACGAGCAATCACTGTAGGAAACTTCCCCAACTGCATACACCAGTACAAATCGTAGTAGTCCTCGTTCCACACGTAACCGCCAAGGAACACGCACGCAGTACAATCGTGCGCAAAATGCGGCTGATTTACCATTTCCTCGTTCATCTATTGTTCCTCTTTAATAACTCGCACCGGCAATGCCAAACAGCAATGCTGAAACAACAAACAGCACGAGTGACGCAAGCAGCACGTTGCGCCAGAACGGAACGGTTTCGCGATCATTGTCATCAAGATTCGCGCCAGATACCACCGCACCTATAACGCTCAGAACCACTAATGCAATCGCACTCGTCAAAGACAACCAGAATACCAGTTTATTCATCCCGTTTATCCTTCATTTCTTGCTGAAGCAGTCCTACCCTATCTCGCACCCGCTGCAAAAAGTTCAGCGCACTCACGACAGAAAACTGCTCTCCATAAAAATCATCAAGCGCATGCAGGAATCTGCGGAAGATGCCGTTCTGATAACGTGCAAGCTCGTAAAGTGTACGATATTGTTCACCGTCCACCACATTGACTCTATAGTGATAATCAAACAGCGCCCCAGAAAAGCGGTCAAGATATACCCAGGTAGATGGTGCTTCCTGCAATCTGCGAGCGACATTCCCTAGCAGGCGCAGATAAATAACTGCGCCGCCGTATGATAATTCTTCATCGAAATCAATCATATGCTGCATATACTGAAGAACCAGCCGTGTCGCCAATTCGCCATTCTCGCTTGCAATCTCCAAAATGCGACGTTGTATCTGCTCGCGTTCGCTCATGCTGCTGTCACCTCATCAAGTTGCCGAAGCAGCATCCCATAAATGGTTGCGCGTCCAAGACATTGCTCGCGCATGCACGATCCTTCCGAATACGCTTTTGCCCATTTCCGCTCATGATTCTGCCACCCAGCCAACCAATCTCTGAGATGTGCCTCATCCACCGCATACTGGTAACACGACCCAGCATTCTCTGCAACCCTATCATAAGCAGATGCATCAAGCCGGTATCCTTGCTGCATCGCAATAATTTCGTGCCGCACCCGCTTCGCGCCTTCACTGGTGAGTTTTTCATTGAGCAATGCATTCATCCATGTTTTTTCCATTTTTATGCTCCTGATTTCTCTTTATTCTCTTCAACTGGCTCCTGCGCCAGTAAATACTTCTCACATTTTCGATACACTGGAAGTTCCTGCTCCGCAGGATGTTGCGTGCTTTCCGAATACACCGCGTACCGCACCTTTTTTCACCCCGATGCATCCACACTGATAGATAAGTTTGTACGTCACTGTTTGTTTCATGCTTCCAGTATACCTCTCCGTAGATACTATGTCAAGGTTTTTCGTTGACATAGTATCTACATTAAAAAACGCTTAGTGTGTTGCTGCCAGCTCGTTCCACACGGTAATGACGCCACGAACTGCTAACCGCGAAAGCACTCGTTTGATATACGCCGGAATGTATCCGCTATACGTCAAGCAAAGAACTCCCTGATCTTCGTCCACGACCGACGCGCCCCAGACCACTTTCGATATCCAAACCGCTTGCTTAATAATCTCTTCCCGATCCATCGGCTCATACACCAACTCTTCCGGCATACCTGAGAATCGGTTGTCACTCACCTGCGTTGCATCGGTAAACGGCGTCCGTGGATAGATAATCTGTATCTGCATGCTTCCCTCTTGCTTTCTTTTTTCTTTCTTCCTACAGTATAAGTATATCATTTCTCTCGTTAAAAGTCAATGTTTTTTATTGATATATTATACAGATAAAAAACTGATTACGCCTCTTCGTTTTTAAGCGGCTGCGTTTTTCTCCGTTCGATGCGCGTTTTACTCCATTCCTCTCTTGTTGTGAAGAGCATAAACAGCCCGACAATCAGGATAAACACCCAGATACACCCGAAGAGAATATACCCGATAAGTTGCATTACGCATCCTTTCGCCACCACGGCGTACCGACCGGCCAGGTTGCAGGTTTTTTCCCCTGCAACCTGGCGCGGCGGCGTGTGAAGAGCCAGAGAAGAAAAAGGATAAACAATGTCCAGACAAATGCACCACCCGCGAGCAGATAAACCACCGTATAATCCTTCCGGTATATTATGCATGCCACACGATATCATCGGGAGTCCAGATATAGAGCGCGGCACGGTTTGGCGTTTTTGTAGCGTGTGCCTTTGTTCCTTTTATCTTTGGAAGTGGAGTAGAAGAAGACCCTTGATAGAGCAGACGGACACGGTGCGTCCCATCCGGATTGTCCGGTAAAATCTTTTCAACCGAAAAGTTGGCACCGCGTGGAATAAGCCATTGCCGTTCAGTCGCAAACCCGAAACTCCCCAGATATGCCCCG